ACATATTGTGTCAGGTTTTGGAAGATAGAAAATGGTTCATTATCCCCAAATCTATAGTATACTGGTTTAAAATTAGAAAAGTAGTTGGACATTATGCCGGATCCTGACTATAGTATTTGTCTGCAATAATATCTTCTTTGGTGAGCGCTCTCGTCTCCTGGAACATGAGAGTCAGATCAACTTCTAGGAACTCACCGTCTTGGTGCATACCCATACCAGAGGCATTGTATGTCGTGTTTACATCACGAAGATAGCAAGGTTTGATTTCGGGTGCATTTCTATTCCCGTTGTATTGAATCTCAATATTGAATTTTTTCGGGAAAACATAACCCAAAGAGATGTCAACGTTTCCTGCTTTACCGCCAATGTTTTCTGGATAGACTTCAGTCCGGAAGAATCTAACAATCTCTTTGATCATTTTTGCTTCTTCTGGAGATCGGGCAATCATCTTAAATGTGAAAGCAAAGTCTCGAATGTTAACGGATTTGAAGATTGCCCTCGTATTTGGATTGACTGTCACACCACCAGCAATCTTAAGACCAGCACCAATTTCATCTGTGAATGTACCAAACTTGGCAGCAGTCTGAACAGCACCAAGTTTTGCGAGGTTTGTTGCATCTCCTTGGAAACTTGCCTTTACAGATTCAATAAAGGAAGAAACACCAGAGGAAAGGGACTGAGCAATACCCATTCCACTTGCTGCAGCTGCCCCAGAAACCCCTAAGTCAAAATTCTCGTAGGTTACGTTATCTCTAAAGACAAGTCCAGGCGGAAGGTAAAGACTGACTGCAGTTTCAAACTTTGGAATCTTATCCTTGACAACAGGTTTGTTTGCTTCACCTTTGAATTCTCTTGCTGCTCTTTCTAGCGCTTCTTTTTTCTCTCTAGACTGAGCAAGTAATTCCTCTGCTTCTTTTGCTGTAATTGTGCCATCTGCAACTTTCTGAGCAGTGTCTCTGACCAAAGCATTTACTTCATCTGGGAATCTTTTTATTTGTTCTTTGAGCGTTTCACCGATAACTGAGCTTGTGTCTTTCTCGCTAAAAAGAGAAAAGACTACCCTTGCCTTATACTCATCTTCGTTGTGCAGAGGATATTTTAGTTTCTTGATTGCCATTTAAGAATCCGATAAATAAGTTGAAACACTCAATTGTTATTTATAAGGTCGGTATGGCATATTCTGGAAAATACACGGTTAAGAACCCCGATAAGTATTTGGGAAACCATAAGAACGTGGTCTACAGAAGTCTCTGGGAGAGACACTGCTTCAAGTGGTGCGACGAAAGTTCTCAGATTGTAGGTTGGAGCAGCGAAGAAGTTGTTATACCTTACTTATACGAAGTGGATCGAAAGTATCATCGCTACTACATGGATCTGAAGATCCTTTATGCTAATGGAAGAACTGTTCTCGTCGAAATCAAACCACAAAAAGAGACAGTCCCTCCTGTCGGGCAGAGAAGAACAAAAAAGTATATCACTGAGGGATTAACCTACGTCAAGAATATGAACAAGTGGAAAGCAGCGAAAGAGTATGCTGCTGACAGAGGTTGGCACTTTGAGATCTGGACAGAAAAAACATTAGAACAAATGGGTATCATGCCAAAGTCAACTAAAATGCTCAAACCACTCAAACCATTTATTCGGAGAAAGAAATGACAAACTTTAAAGTAAGAATGATTCGAGTAAAGGGGAACAAAACTTCAGAAGCATATGCGAGCTACTGCGCAGAGTCGTGGCGGAAACATAAATTTAATTTCAGATTCTATGATGCAATTACACCAGAGACAGTAGAAGATCAATCTGGTCTAACCTTTGGCAAGAAGGGCAGAAGAGATCTTACCCCAACAGAGAAAGCATGTTTCTATAGTCAGTACAATCTTTGGAAGAAGTGTGCAATAGAAAACGTGCCAATTCTTGTTCTTGAGCACGACGCATATCTAGAAAACGCAGCTGCAATACAATTTAACCCTCATCTTGAGGTCCAATACTTTGGGCAACATGCGATGGAAGCAGTCATGTTTCATCCTAAGTTTGCTCGAAGATTGATGGACTACACCAAAACGCATAGTGTCATTGGACCTATGGCAACTGTTGATCGACTGCTTGGATTCTTTAATGTAAACGCGCAATCTCGATATGGTATTCCGCATTCGAGATTCCAAGGAAAACATGCACCTGTTCGATCTGTCTTTGATCCAAATCTGGGAAATACAATTGACCACAACTCTAGTTTACTTGAAAGAGTTAACAATGGAGATGGTGATCTATTTAAAATCATAAACCTAGGAAAGTAGTATGACCAAGGCATTTATCCACATACCGAAAAACGGCGGAACATCTTTGCGCAAAGTTGGCGGAAAGATTTGGGTCAATGAATATAAAAGTAATCAGAATCTAAATCCATCTGATGTAAAGAAAGCGTTTGCACCCCATGGCATGGTCCCGAGTTTTGGTCACCTTCGTTATCAAGATATTCAACCACGGAACTTTAAAAACAGGCAACCATTTTGCATCGTCAGAAATCCCTGGAGTCGTGAAGTTTCAAAATATAAATTCATGTTCAAACACAATAATAAGAAAAAAGAAATTTACCGCAAAAAACTGATTGATAAATTTTCTGTGAATGGAGAGTTTACTTTCGAAAGTTATCTTAAGAACCTTTACCCCATGTTCAAAGATGTTAAGTACATGTGGGTGCATGCTTGTGAGAGTTTCTATCCCCAGTTTGATTATGGTTGCGACAAACAAGGAAATATGGTTTGTGATGTTCTTCGTTTTGAAAACTATGCCGAAGACATAAAAAAGTATTTGGGGAATGTAAAGTTGCAGCATATCAATGACCAGGGGATTGAAGACTATACTCAGTACTACAGTCAAGAACTGATTCAATATGTTGCTGATATATACAAGCAAGATATTGATTACTGGGGTTTTGACTTCGACACATCAGCGCAGAGGAATTATTGGGCATGAAAGTAGCAGTTTGTTTATCTGGAATTTGTAGAGGAAAGGTGCAACGGAATCTACAAGAACTTAGAAAACATTTTCCATATGATTATTTCTTTTCAACGTGGGAAGGTAGAGAAGAAGAAGCAAAGAAACTACTTCCTGTGAGGAGATTCTTACATTTCCTGAACCAAAGATGCATTTTCATCCTGTGATTGATATTCCAGAGGAATTGGTAACCACTCCAAAAATGAGAATTCATCGCAAGAATTATAATGCTGGACAATACTCGAATAGAACAGATGGGTACGGAGTGAATATGAGAACCCGAACCCTTAATCACACAAAACAGATTCTTGCTCATGCCTATCAATTGCAGACTCTAGATCCCAGTTACGACATGATCATTCGAGTCCGCTATGATGTACTTGTTTCAGACAAAGTAGATTTTACCAAATATCTGAATGACAGTTACAACAACAGAGAAGCAATTGGGTTTGGGGTAAGAGGAACTCGTCATAAGACAATTCACGCCTTCAAAGAAGTCGAGAAAGTTTACCCCAACGAAATGACTCCATCTCATGTGAGTCATGACTGGGGATGGTATTTAATGGACCCACTTATCTTCCATCCGCGCAGCATGTTTGATATTGGACGCACTCTTAAACTCCATGAGGAGAAGAAACTCATGGCAGCAGAGTGGGGTTGGTACCAAATTCTTAGTAAACCATACGGCGACAATCACCGTTGTATCTATGGTGGCGCTCAGATCGAAAAGTATCTGTAAAATCATATAAATATCTGTGAGGAATTTTACAGGTAACTGCTGTGTCCAAAATATTTCAGAAATTAGAACTCGAAGCGTTTCGTGCGGGGATCACGCCTCGCACAAGAGAGAGCAGAGAGTGGTTTCGTAAAAGAGCGCAGGATCTCCGCCGTATTAATCGTCGAGAGTTGATGCGCGAAGAACCTCTGCGTACACGGAACAAGCAGATCATTGGTTCCATGCAGATGTTCTTCTACGACCCCAAAACAAAAGATACTCTGCCTTACTATGATAAGTTTCCTCTCGCAATTATTGTTGGTCCGGCAGAAAAAGGGTTCTATGGATTGAATCTACATTACCTTCCACCTACATTGCGAGCAAAGTTTCTAGATGCTCTAATGGAAATTTCTGATCAGAACATTGACGAAACTTCCAAATTCAAAGCAAGGTATAGAATTCTAACCAGTTCTTCCAAACTGAGATACTTCAAGCCATGCTTTAAGCACTACCTTACTACACATGTCAAGAGTCAGTTTGCTGAAGTTCCTGCCCCAGAATGGGAAATCGCAGCATTTCTCCCGACAGCATCTTGGTCCAAGGCAAGTGCAAACGAAGTCTATAAAGATTCGAGGAAAGCAATCTAATGACATTCCGAGTTGACGAGTTAAAATCCATTGTATCCAAATCTGGCGGGTTTGCTCGCGGGAATCTGTTTAGAGTTTTTCTTCCCAGTCTTGGGGCAGCAAATACCTTTGACCTTAACCTACTTTGCAAAGGTGCTATGCTTCCGGGTAGACAGGTAACTTCTGCTGAGCATTCGATGGGAACAGTCATGAGAAAGTATGCAAGTGGATATGCAACGACTGATCTCACTCTGACTTTCCATGTAATGCACGACCACGCAGTCAAAAATTACTTTGAGACATGGCAGAGTCTTGCTCACAGCAATTCTTCTTATGAAGTTGGTTATTACAATGACTACGTCAAGACAGTAATCATTCAACAGGTTCAGAAAGGTGTTACGATTCCGATCTTTCAGAAACAACTAGGGATCACCAATAAGATTCCGCCGTTTATCCTGGAGCGTTTGCCTGATCTCGGACCACTGGATACATCACGCGGAACTGTTGACGTAAACTTCCAAACATCAAGCACTCCAGTTTATACCTGTGCGCTTATGGAAGCATTCCCAACAACAATGAACGATATCCTACTCGGCGACGGAGAGGATGGTGTTATGGAATTGTCTGTCCAGTTGTCCTTCAAAGACTGGATTAGTGGAAGAATGGCGCCAGATGATAACCTAGGTGCTTCGATTGCAGGATTTGGGATTAATAAAATTAAACAACTTTTTTGATTGATATATGATAGGAGTTTGAAATGGCGTTACCGAAACTTAATGATTCACCAAAGTATGAGATTGAAGTTCCATCAACAGGCAAGGTTGTTCGCTATAGACCATACCTGGTAAAAGAGGAAAAGGTTCTCATGATTGCGTTTGAATCAGGGAATCAGAAACAAGCACTACAGGCAATTGTTGATACCCTGAGTGCTTGTATTCAAGACAAGATTGATCTGAGTGGTTTGTCAACGTTTGACATCGAGTATTTGTTTACACAGATTCGTTCAAAGTCTGTTGGTGAAACATCTACTGTGATGCTGAAGTGTTCTTCTTGCGAGAAGCAGAATGAATACTCCTTTGACATCTCGTCTGTTAAGATTGAGATGCCAGAAGTTGAGAACGTAATTGAGATCTCGCCGTCAATCAGCGTTGAGATGAGATATCCTTCTTACGAGTCGGTTATCAATACAGATCTGAATGCCGCAGAGATGGAAGTTGGATTTAATATGGTGCTGAATAGTATCACAGCAATCCTGACCGAAGAAGAAAGAATTGCAACAGAGGATGTTTCGCGGAAAGAACTGGTTGAGTTTGTTGAGTCTATGGATCAAGTCCAATTCAAGAAACTCGCAGAATATCTTCGACTCATGCCTGCGCTGGAACACGAAGCAAAGTTTAAGTGCATGGAGTGTGGTGAAGATAATGAGTTAATGCTCAGAGGTATGCAAGATTTTTTATCATAAACCTCTCGCACGATAACTTGGTTAATTATTATAAGACCAATTTTTCGTTGATGCAACATCATCATTATAGTCTGACAGAGATTGAAGAGATGATGCCGTGGGAGAGGGAGATTTATGTCGCTATGTTAATTGAATATGTTAGAGAAGAGAATGAAAGGTTAAAACAACAGCAATCGAGATAACAAATGGCTGAAAAAACTGCAACACTAACAGATGTGATCAAGACTCTCAAAAGCGAGGGTTTGCTTACTCGTAATTCGGGTACGAACTCAATCAAGTCTGTAAAAGAGATTCTTTCTGGTGGAGATGAAGAACTCACCAGTACAATTGAAGATCTTGTTGGTGAGTTTAGACAGAATCGCCTAGATGCAGAGGAAGCAAGGAGAGAGGCAAAGACATCTGGTGTCCCTAGTCGTGCTACTCCTGATGTTGCTGGTCCACAAAAAGCAAGTTTTGGTTTCAAAGACTTTGGGATTGGCGGGATTCTGACTGCAATCGGTGGAGCAATTACTGGTGCTGCTGTTGGTTTTATGGAAGGTGCTGCAAAGTTCTTTCGTCCTATCACAAAGTTCTTTACAGACAACCCTATTGTTCGCTCTGTCAAGAAAATGTTCGACAACATTAAAGATGCAGAGTCTGGATTTCGTAAAGGTCTAAACGATAAGGTTATCCAACCAATCAAAGATTTTGGTAGCAGAATCGCCAAGGTGTTTGAACCTATTACTCAATTCTTTCAGGGTTCTGGTGATGATGCATTTAAAAGACTAAGACAGTTAAAGGTTATTTTTGGTGGATTCTTTGATGTTTTCAGAAATGTTTTTTCTAAACTCTTTGCGCCACTACAGTTTATCATCGGTCTCATAGAAGGTGTCGTCGGAGCATTTAAAGGATTTGAGAGGCAAGAAGGTAAGGGAATTATTTCTCAAATCTTCGGGGCAGTCATGGGCGCGGTTAGTGGAATTGTTGCAGGTATTGTCGGTGGATTTGTAGATCTTCTTAAATCTGCTACCTCTTGGATTTCAGGTGCACTAGGTTTCAAAGAAGTAGAAAAGGCACTTGACAGTTTCAGTTTCTATGATATGATCATCGATGGTTGGAATCAGATCACAGATGGAATCATAAAACTATTCAAAGACCCAGGTAAATGGATTGACGATCTACAGTTTGATGTATTCATCGAAGCTGTTACAAAAGACCTATCTGCATTCTTTGGATCTATTCCAGGTAAAGTTAAAGAATCTTTGGGAGGATTTGCGCAGATAGACTTTGGAGGTATGGCGCAGAAACTTAAAGAGTCTACAGTTAGTCTCATTGCCCTCCCATTTGATGCAGTTAAAGATGCTGTTGCGTTTCTTATCAGGAAATTCAAGGGTGATGATGAGATGGCATCTCAGATTGAATCTTTCTCCTTTAAGAAAGTCATCGGAAATGCGCTTGAGACTCTTTATGATTTTCTTACCTATCCTATTCACAAACTCGAAGAAGTAATAAGTTCTTTCTCACTCGATGATATTGGAAATATTGCACAAGACATTTCAAACAAATTTAAAGAATTCGTTCGTTCGCAGCTGCCTGATCCTGATAGCATCCTTGCTAAATTTATTCCAGATGCAGTCTATGAATGGGCAAATGGAACAGCACCACAAGAAGCACCTGCTGCTCCTGCTCCTGCTGCTCCTGCTGGTGAACCTACAACATCTGTATTAATTGATGGCGAAAGAAAACAACTTACTTCTGCTCAAATTCAAGAAGCACAAGATCAAGGTAAGATATCTTCAACCAAAGCAGCAGCAATGCAGAACAAATTGAAAATGCAACAGGCACCTGCTCCATCAGATGATGCGCGTACTCGTAGAGTTGAGAAACTGAGAAAAACAGTTGCGGCAAACCCCGATGATGAGAATTCTAAGAGACTATTACTTCGCGAAGTTTCTGAAGGACGTCGAGCAGAGGATCCTGGTCTTGTAACCAGACCAGCAACTGAACGTGGACTTAGAACAAGACCAGTTGATGCAGGTCGTCCAGTTCTCGGAAGTAGAGAACTACAAACAGCGCGGATGGGTCAGGCAGAAAGAGAAAGTAGAGAAGTTAACACATCTTCCACAAATTCTGCTGCTGTTAATGTTTCGCCAATTGACAACAGAACAACTGTTAACAACAACACTTCAACTGCAGCAGTAATGAGTCAAAATATGCCAACAGTTGATATGCTCGATAGATCCTATTCGTTCTAAAAAAAGGGGGACATTGCGTCCCCCCTAAAACACCATTGCGGTAGTTTTAATCCTCTGCTGCCATCTTGGCAAAGTAAGACAGAGTGTCCTCTTCATCATCCTCAACACCAACAGAGGGACTCGGAGCCGCCACGATCTCAGGCTCCGATGCAGTCCTGGGTTCCACTCGTTCCGCAGTTTGCGAAAGGGACTCATTGCGAGCCGTAGCATTGGCGCCTACAGCTTCACCCAGAACAACCTGGAGTCGACCTTTGAGTTCATCATAGGACTTAAACGTCTTAGAATCAACAAACTCATTCAGGTCATACATCTGGTTATAGACTGCTTCCAGTTTGGTCTCATCTGCACCAAAGAGAGCAGAGGTAGACTTAAACTCAGACTTGTCATAGTTGCGATACCCAGCAACGTTGCGAATCTTGAGTTGGAAGTCTGCACCATTCCAGAAGTCAAACGGATTGACAGGTTCTTCTCCCGGAAACTGCGGTTGCATCACGTCCATGATTTTATCAAAGATCTTCTTACCGAAGTCATACAGAAAGACTTTGCCTTCGTTGGCAGGGTTTGAAGGATCGCTAACCACAAGAACATTGGCAACGTAGTGAAGGCGACGCTTCTGCTTGCGAGCAGTTTCCTTGTCGTCTTCAATGCCACTATTCCAGAGGCGAGAGTTTAGTTCGCTGACAGGATCGTTCTGACCAATCGTGGTGAGAGACTTCTCAATATACCACTGACCAGTCGGACCCTTGAAGAAGTGATCCCAATAGCGAGCCCAGGGAAGTTCTTGACCTTCACCTGCAGGCAGGAAACGCAGCACTGCGTAACCATTACCGTTTTCGTCAACAGAGGGACGCCAGAAACGGTCGTCGCCATAGGACTTTTTCTCACCACCACCATTCATTTCTTGAGCAGCAGCAGCGAGTTTGGAAACATCGAGAGAGCGAGATTTTAGATTTTGAAAAGACATATGTGTATCCTTTGTATATTTTTTGTGTGTCGTTTTATCCACTTCACCATTATATAATAAACTATCTAGGATCAAATGTCAAGCGTATTTTGCTTGGGTAGATAGTTTAATCCTCTTGCCTCAGCTTCGATATGTTCTTTGATCGAGTCACTGAGATACTTCTTTACATCTTCTGGATCAATGTTCTCCCTTTCACAGAGTTCAACAACAGACTCAATGTAGGAGAGTCTTGATTCCCTCACCAGACTCTCTACCGTCTGACTAAATGTCTTCTTCGTCAGAAAGTTTGGGGTGCTTTCGGTAGACTCTGGATGGTTCGTTTTCTCCATATTGTATCTCCTGCATTTCTCTGGTCCAGATTTGCCCAATGTCTGGATAGTAAACACCAACAGAACGCTTGGGCGATCCATCTGGATAGAATGCAAGTTGCAGACAGACTTCTTGCATCCTCCCTTCGCGTCGTTCACCATAACGATAGTCAAGGTAAACACCGCTTGATAGATACTTCTTTAGATTGTCGATGTACGTTTCTAATGAATGGTACTCTTGGCGATGCGCTGCCTCTTTTGAGTCCTTGTAGGACTTCATGCCACGAAGTTCTTCTTGGCAAGACTTGATCCATTCCTTCACCTTGGTCCAGTGAACCTTGGACTCTGGATCTGTGTCAAGCAGAGACTCATGAATGGAAGCAGTGCCAGTAGCACCTCGCGTTGCACGAGCTTTTGCCAGACGTTCAATTGCTGCCTGGCGCTGCTCCTCACTCATGTGTTTGCGCTTACGCTTGATCTTGCGCTTGGGACGCTCTTCAACGCCAAGTTCTTTCAGCATACGCTCTTTGTTTTTACGCCGAGTTTCTGCTGCCTTCTGACCTCTAGTCATCCAGTGATACCTTAATCAGAGTGTCTGGGCCAAAGGAGCGCCACTC